GGGTGTAGGACATCTTTGTGTAGAGGATTGGTGGGATGACAATGTCGAATACGAAGAAAAATTTTTAATGGATATACTTCAAAAAGATCTTCAAGAATCTATTCGTGGTGCAAGAGAACTAATGGAGGAGCACGGTTGTAAAGATATTGACGAAAAAGCTGAGGAATTGCTTATAGAAATGGTTTTTCAACTAGGAAGAACAGGCGTTTCTAAATTTCGCAATATGTGGAAATGCTTATCTGAATTAAATTATGTAGGTGCTAGTTTTGAAATGTTGGACTCAAAATGGGCAAAACAAACTCCTAATAGAGCTAAAGCTATGGCAGAACAAATGAAAGCATGCGGTTAGAAAATTTTTTTACAGCATATAAAAAACAATTAATTGATAGACAAAAGGCAGTAGAAGAGTCTATAACAAGTGGGTTGTGTAAAGATTGGTCAGATTATAAATATTTGACTGGTAAAAACTCAGCACTTAAACAAGAAATACAGGAACTCACGGACCTGCTAAAGAAAACGGAGCACGAAATTGATGAACAAACCTAAATTAATTATCCCAAAACACGTTTGGGACGGTAAAGCAGCAGAAAAAAAGAAAAAAGAATTAGAAAAAGTGCCTACTCCAACAGGATGGAGAATGGTTTTGTTTCCATTAAAACTACAAGAAAAGACAAAATCTGGTTTGTATTTAACAGATGATACAATCCAACAATCTCAAGTCACAACAAATGTGGCTAAAGTTTTAAAAATGGGGCCAAGCTGCTATAAAGATAAAACAAGATTTCCAGAAGGGCCTTGGTGTAAAGAAAACGATTGGGTTTTAATTACAACATATGCAGGTTCTAGGATTAGAGTTGAGGATGGAGAATTAAGAATTGTAAACGATGACGAAATAATCGCAACGGTAGAAGACCCTAGAGATATTTTACCTAAAAACATATTTTAAACATGGAGAAAAACATGCAACCACAAGTTAAAACAGAAGAAGATAAATTAGTTCCTATTGATACATCTGGAGATTCTATGGACATTGAAATAAAAGATGATGATGAAAAAATAGAAGAAGGCACAGATGAAAATAATGAACAAGAAAAAGAAAAAGAAGAAAAAACTGAGCCCTCAGAAGAGGAGGAGTATTCACAAAATGTTAAGAAAAGAATTGATAAATTAACATATAAACTTAGAGAATCTGAAAGAAGGGAAAAAGAGGCATTAAGTTTTGCACAAAAAATTAAATCTGAAAGAGATCAAGCTTTAAAAAAAGTTAATCAAGTTGATGATGGGTATCTTAAAGAATACACCGCTAGAGTCTCTTCAGAGTTAGACAAAGCTCAAACTGCATTATCTCAAGCAATAGAAGACAATAATGCTAAAGCACAAGTTGAGGCACAAAGAAAAATTGCTCAATTAACAATTGAAGAAGAAAGAGCTAAAATGACTTTGGCTCAAAAAGAAAATCAAAAAAAAGAACAACCAGTTGAGCAAAAACAACAACAGCAACAACAGCAACAACCAAGAGAACCAGATCCAAAAGCTGAGGCTTGGGCTGAAAAAAATTCTTGGTTTGGTCAAGATAAAGGAATGACATATACCGCAATGGCAATTCATGAAGAGATGATAAATAAAGAAGGATTTGACGGAAAGTCAGATGAGTATTATAATGAACTTGACAAACGTATAAAAAAAGAGTTTCCTCATAAGTTTAAAGATGAGGATAAAGACAAGAGTAATCGAGTAGTTCAGACGGTTGCTTCTGCTAATAGATCTACAAAATCTGGACGCCGCACTGTGAGACTCACACCTTCACAGATTGCTATTGCGAAAAAACTTGGTGTGCCACTTGAAGAGTACGCAAAACACGTGAAGGAGGCGTAAATGAGTACAAAAGATATTAAGACTACCTCACGCAAACTCGAAACACGAGAAAAACAAGCTCGACAACGAGGATGGGTACCTCCATCTAATTTAGACGCACCAGAACCACCAGAAGGTTTTCACCATAGGTGGGTAAGGGCTGAGTATCGTGGTCAAGCCGATGAAAAAAATGTCATGGGCAGATTGCGAAGCGGATATGAACCAGTTATGGCTAGTGAGTATCCAGACAGACTTGATTTACCTCACATATCTGAAGGTAAGTATAAAGGTGTTATAGGAGTTGGAGGATTAATTTTGATGCGATGTCCGATTGAAGTTAAGGAAGATAGGGATGCCTATTTCCAAGGCAAAAGTCATGACCAAACGCAATCAATTGAAAACGATCTTCATAAAGACGAGCATCCAGCAATGCCAATCCATCAAGATAGGCAAAGCAGAGTAACTTTTGGAGGCAATAAAAAGTCTTAATGGTTAAGATTTTAGTTCCTCCAGCAATTTAAGGAGACTTATATGGCTAATATTGATCAAGCTTTTGGTCTACGACCGATTGCGAAGTTAGGTTCTGTTCCAGGAGGAACTACAGGAACTACTAAATACTCTGTTGCGGATAACCAAGGTACAGCGATCTTCACTGGCGACCCCGTCAAATATAAAAACGACGGTACAGTTGAAGTAGCTACTGCAGGCGATCCAATATGTGGAGTATTCATGGGATGTTTCTATACTGATCCAACTACGAAGAAACCAACTTTTCGAGATCATTTTCCAGCTTCCCTTTCACCAGGAGATGGGATAGCATTTGTAGCGGACGATCCAAACCAACTGTTTATTGCACAGCAAGATTCAGCTGCTGGTAATATCGTTGCTGCAGACTTAAACTTAAACGCTGATTTAGTTTTTGGCGCAGGAAGTACCACTACTGGTATGTCTGGCGTTGAAATTGATTCAAGCTCAAAAAACACAACCGCTGCGTTACAGGTTAGACTAATTGATTTTTATGACACTCCGAGCAACGACGCTACTGCTAATAACAGTACCTTAGTTGTAAAGATTAATAATCATCAGTTAGGATCTCACACTGGAACGACAGGCGTATAAGGAGGACTAGACTATGGCTATTAATAGAGCACAACTGGCCAAAGAACTGGAACCTGGCTTAAACGCCCTGTTTGGCATGGAATATTCTCGTTATGAGAATGAGCATGCTGAGATCTTTGACCAAGAAACAAGCGACAGAGCATTTGAAGAAGAAGTAATGCTTATGGGCTTCGGCGAAGCTGCTGTAAAACAAGAGGGCGCTGCTGTAGAATTTGATACAGCAAAAGAATCTTTTACAGCAAGATACACTCACGAAACTATTGCACTTGCATTTAGTTTGACTGAGGAGGCTGTCGAAGACAATTTGTATGATACTTTATCTGCTCGTTATACAAAATCACTAGCACGTTCAATGGCTTATACAAAGCAAGTCAAAGCTGCTAGTATTTTAAATAATGCATTCACTACTGCAGGTGGTGATGGTGTTTCTTTAGTAAACACTGCACACCCTACAACTTTAGGTGGAAATTTTTCTAACCAAAGTGCAACGAATGCAGACTTAAACGAAACCTCATTAGAGCAAGCAATGATTGATATTGCAGGCTTTATCGATGAAAGAGGACTAAAAATTGCGATGCAAGGAAGAAAATTAATCATTCCAGTAAACACGCAGTTTGTAGCTGATAGAGTATTAAATTCTACCCTCAGAGTTGGTACAGCTGACAATGATATCAATGCAATGAGAAACATGGGTATGTTGCCTGATGGATATGTAGTAAACCACTATCTATTAGATACTGATGCTTTCTTCATAAAAACTGATGCTCCTAATGGATTCAAACACTTTGTGAGAGCACCACTTACTACTGGTATGGAAGGTGACTTTGACACTGGAAACATGAGATACAAAGCACGTGAAAGATACAGCTTTGGTTTCTCAGATCCACGTTGTGTATATGGATCTCAAGGTTCATAAAATCTTCTAAATCTTTCTTAGGAAAAAGGGCGCTTGTAAGAGCGCCTTTTTTATTTTATAGTAATTTTACCCAAGACTTAAAACGACAACTAAAAGGAGGTTGACATGGGAACAACTACATTTTCGGGTCCAGTAAAAGCTGGTACCGTAAGAGAAGGAGCTAGTGCAAATACAGGATCTGTATTGATGGCTCAATCAGCAGTAATAGATATTATTGGTGCTACTAACACAACAGCTGTAGGTATTATTCCTGCTAACTCACAGATTGTGGATGTAATTTTAAACGTTACAACTGTATCTAATGATGGTGGAACAGCTACAGTACAAGTTGGTCACGCAGGTGACACTGATGAATATTTACCAGCTACAAACGTAAAAGCTTTAGCTACAACTAGAGGTACAATTCAAACCGATGGTACTGATATTGGCACGTCTGATCAAACTGTTAATGCAATTTACACGGCAGCTAATGGTGATGGTACTACAGGTGCAGCTACAGTAACTATTCTTTACATTCAGAATAATAACTTATCATAAGGGGCTTAAATGTACGCTTTAAAAAATAAAGAATTAACAGCGAGCGGACAAGTCACAACAAAAGTAACTGCGGGCACTAATACACTTAGTGCTCCAGCTAGAGTGCTCCAGCTAAGTATTAGATGTGGTGCAACTTTAGGTAAAGTAGATCTTATAGATGATGGGCCATCAGGCACTGTTAGATATACGGTTCCTACTCCTGCAATTGGTGCTGGTGAGGATGAAGTTATGACAATCAGTTTTCCTGATTTTGGTATTAGATTTCAAACTGATTTGTATGTATTCTTCAATCAAGCTACACATGTTGAAGTGCTTTATGCTTAACTATGGCTAGAAAAAGAGATAAACAGCCACCAAAAACGAAAAAATATTTCCGCTCCACAAAGTCTGGAGCGGGAATGACCGCTGCTGGTGTTGCTAAATATCGAAGAGATAATCCAGGCTCTAAATTAAAAACAGCTGTAACAGGAAAAGTTAAGCCTGGGTCAAAAGACGCAAAGCGTCGTAAATCATTCTGTGCTAGAAGTGCAGGGCAAATGAAAAAATTTCCTAAAGCTGCAAAAGATCCAAACTCAAGGCTAAGACAAGCTAGGAGACGTTGGAAGTGTTAAGATTAATTATTGTTTTATTATTTATATCAACACAAGTTTTTGCAGAAACAAATACAGTAAGTTCTACTGTTGTTACAAATAATACACCACCTACAGCTAATTCACCTAGTGTTGTTGTAAATAATTCTGATGTTTGTAAGACAGCGGTGGCGGGGGCGGTGCAGACCCAGATCCTCGGAATTTCGTCGGGAATTACGGTGACTGATGAAAACTGTGAAAGAATAAAATTAGCAAGATCTTTATATGCTTCAGGCATGAAAGTTGCATCCGTGAGTATCTTATGTCAAGACCCACGTGTTTGGGACAGCATGACCATGGCAGGCACTCCATGTCCGTACATGGGTTCTATTGGTCAAGATGCGGAAATAGGTTGGAAAGAAAATATGGATATGATTCCTGAAGGTAGTGTAATCTATGCAAAATGGAATGATGAAATAAATCAAATAAAAGTAAAAGAAGGAGTTGAAAGCGATGGAGCAAAACTGGCGAAATTTATTATTGCTGCTATGGTTATGCACTCTGGTATCGTTACCTTCTTCCCTTAGAGCTGAGTGTCCAGTAACTGCTTCTGGTGTTTGCACGCCTGGAGTAGAAGAAACAATCGTAATAACAGAAACAGAATCAATAGAGTATGAAGCTGACGGTCATACTGTAACCACAACTACAACAACAGATACTACTACAGTCACAGTAATTAATGAAGACTCAGGTGATATTTTAGATGGTAATAACGGTTTTGTTATTCCAAATAAAGAGGGTGATATGGATATTGATTGGGGCGGGCAAGGTCCTGCAAACATGCCCTCTGGCAATAATTGTTATCAATTAGGCACAGATAAATGTGCACAAATTACAGGTAGTGGTAATAGCACAAGCAGTATGGGTGTATCTGGCATGGGTACCACATTTATCAACACAATAGACATATCAGAGCTCGACATAGAAAACGGTGGTCGTGCAAACTACTCAATAAAAGTAGATAAACGAGACGATCAAGATCGAATCTATATGCATATTACAGGTCGTAATGGAAAAACAGACGTATTTAGTGGCACTGATATACTATCAGAATCTGGTGTAACAAGTGGTTATCAAGAATATACAGGTGGTTTTGATTTCGCAGGAACCATAACTTCTATAATTGTAGAGGTAGGTGGACGTGATATTAATCTTGCAATTGGACCGCTTTTTGATGATGTACGCATAAACGTGCTATACAACGTCGTGTCCACAATAGTGACACAATCAATTACATCAGTTGAGATGTGGGTTGCTTATGGTGGTAGTACAGAAACAGAAGTTATAGATATCGTAGAAAATATATTTGATCATAATGATATTGTTGTGCCAGAGTCACCTAGTGAAGATATGTTTTTTGAACCAGAGTTTGATGAACCAGACATGGAGGTGTCTTACGAAACTGTAGAAATGGAAATGGAGATGCCTAGTTTTGAAATGGAGTTTGAGATGGAACTACCAGAAATGGACATTGAAATGCCTGAAGTTGAGGTAGCCGTTGTTGAAGTTGAGATGGAAATGGAGATGGAATTAGAGTTAGAAATGCCCACACCAGAGCCAGAAATGACGGAAGAGATTGAAGTTGCTCCAGAACCAGATACAATGGAGTCAGAACCTGAAATGGAGGAGCCAACAAATGAGCCAGAACCAGAACCAGAATCTCAACCCGAAGCTGAAGCTGAGCCAGAATCCGTGGATGAGTCTACTGAAGAAGATACTACAGAAGCTGAAACTAATGCGGAAGAGGAGTCTGAATCGGAAGAGAGCGTTCAAGAGACTGAGGCAGATGAGGAGCAATCAGATAATATGGAAGAATCAGAGGATAAGGGTGAAGCCGAAGAGAAACCTGTAAAGAAACCAGAATCTAAAAAAGAAAAAGCTGCGAAGAAAATTGTAAAGAAGATGGGTGATAAAGGTAGATATGACTCAACAAATCAGTTAAAAACATTAATCGTGATGCAAGTGTTGGGAGATACAAAATCTTTCTTTGAATCACAAAAACAATTAGAGGATCGATTAGATTTTTTTACTGACTATATGATACCAGATGCACAAATACAGAATAACAATATAGCGCAGTGGTATTTATTTGGTGGCAGTGATGGCATGATGAATGA